TCTCCCTCAATAAACTCACCGCCACGTTTTTTAACACCATCGGTACTGATCTTGTGTTGTGTAGCCTTATTTCTAAGTGGCGCAAGATAGCCACGCTCGACCATTTCTTCTATCGACACCGGCTTTATTATTTCGTCAAAAATTGCATCTCCATCTGTTATATATCCGTGGCCAAGCCTATAAGGTGAGGCGGTTAAACCTATCACCCTATTAGGGTTTATCTGTTCGATTATATTTATATATCCCCCCTCATTCTTATGGCTAATCCGGTGGCATTCATCTATCACTATAAGGTCTTGCTCTCCTACGGCCTCAATGTTCCTCTGTATCGTTTGAACACTGCCATAAGTAATAGGGCAGCCCGACTCCTTACGCTTCAGACCAGCGGCATACACGCCAACAGGGGCGCCAGGCCAAAGGGATAATAGCTTTTCAAGGTTTTGGGCTATCAATTCCCTGACGTGGGTTAGCATGAGTATCCTAGTGCCAGGGTACTTGAGTGCGTCTTGACATATGGCGGCAATAACCCATGATTTACCGCTTCCTGTTGGCATCTCCAAACAGGGATTACCTTTATTGTTTCTCATGTAATCCCATACTTGATTAACAGCTTCTTGTTGGTAATCCCTTAGCATTTAATTTACCCTCTTGTATTTTTTCAATACATCAAAGCTTAATCTTTCTGATTTTTCCCACTCTTCACCGCTTAGCATTTCATAAGGTGAATTATCTTTAGCTTCTAGTAATTGAATAATAATATTATCCCTTAACAATACCCTGAGTTCTGTCTCATCAACCAATACCTTCATTCAATAACCCTCGCGTCAAATGTTTTTCTTAGTGCGTCGGTAAAATCGTCGCCATGAGCACACGCATTGGCGTTGGCTAGAATCTCATGGCTGCTATAACCATCGGCGCCATTGTTAACAGTTTTTCCATCTATGACCCAATTGATACCGTTATCGCTGTCTGGTATAAAATCCCAGGGTACTAGCTCAGGGTTTAGCCCGTGATTGGGGCAGCCTTCATACTGCCATTCCGTTGGTATGTTTCGTTTCCAGTGGTGGCAATACCAATCGCCTTCTTCTGTTGGCTCAATGTATGCACATGTTCTGCAATTAACTTCTGTGGTTAGCTTGTTGTGGCATACGTCTTTTGCATCACACCATTTACATTTATAAAAGGTCTTATCCTCGCTTATTTTTAGTGGGGATGATTGCGTTAGGCTTATGCGTTTACCTTTTTCTATGTATTTTTCGGCAATGGTTTTTTTGTACCTGACGCGCTCAGTGTAGATAGTGTCGTCATTTTTATTTATGGCGACATACAAAGCGCGGTCTATACCTTCGCCATGCATATATACTTGCATTTGTACAAAATGCTGAAACTTTGACTTTTCAACGCCATCCTTTAATAAGAGCTTAAAGCTCTTATCGTTGTGTGTCTTTATCTCTAAAACGTGCTTTTTTTGTGGCGCTTGTGGCACGCCATAATTCACTATGCCATCCATAGAGCCACTCACGTGGCCGCCAAGCTCGACACGTTTTTGCTTGTGGTCAAGCTCGGTAAACTCGGTTTGTAGCCCAGCCATCTTCAAGTAGCGCACAATGCTCAACTCTTCATCCTGTCCACGTTTGAACAAGCGCAGCATGCGACCACTAAAGCCATTCTTAAAAGCCCATCGAAAAGAAAGCCACAAGTAGCGCTCGCAATCGTGGCCCAACATGCTGGCGCCCATATGGGATCGGGGTTTGCTGTTCTCCTGGTCGTGTCGCTCTACAGCGGCATCAACCAGGGCCGCAAGCGTGTGCTGCGGCTCCGGTATCTTGACCATGTTTACTCCCAAGGCTTTTTGCTTGATGGTTGTGCGGATTCTTGTTGTGGATTTTCCCATGGCTTGGCTTCAGGCTGAGCCGATGGGGAAGGTGATGGCATTGGGGCGCTTACAGTTGCCATGTATGCCGTTATATCATTGCCAGGTTCTGGGTATTTTTCGCTGGGCGTGCCAACCTTAACCTTGGCCTTAACCAGCTTATTAACTAGCTGGTCAGTATCATTGGCGCCAGACAAGCCAATAGCCCTAATATAGCTGTTTAGGCGCTTCAGTCCGATCTCTTCAGCCATTGGATTGGAGTGGCTAATCATGATGCGGTCGAAAAGAACACGGCCCTGATGGGTTGGCCCTTGAACTTTGGTTTTAAAAAGCAGGTACTCACCCGCGCCGTTATTAGTTTGGCGTAGCTCCACCTCTTCAACCAATAATTCATACTCGCCAGCAGGTAAAGGCTTGAACTCTTGTTGTTGCGGCATTTCTTCAACGTTGTATGTTTTACCTAAATAAGCCATTTTACTTTTCCTCTTCAGTTACTTTGAATGATGGTCTGCCAGGGGTTGTTGTAATTGCATCTAAAAAAGGTTCTGTTACATCTGCGCCGCTATTTTTCCAATTTTTGGCGTCTATCTCTGCTTTGTATCTAAAAAGGTACGGTATGTGATCTTGTAATCCTTTCTCTTCTGCAATTTGTTGAACTTTCTCAGAATCTACTTTTCTATACATTCTTTGAACGACTTTGACTGTATAGCCTGAGTCTTTAAATGTGCTTGTGCCTTCTCCTGTTTCGTTTAGTTCATACTGATCCGATAACCAATCTTCAATCTGTTGGCGGCTTTCCTTTGCTTGGTTTTCTTGATCTTTCCAATAAAGCCAGTGTTTTAATGCATCTTTAATTTCACTCAAAACGGTTCTCCCTGTATTTTTTTAATAACATCGCCAAGATTTGGCTGTTCCCACATTTCAAGCTTTCCGCTTCTATCCTTTGCTTGCCATCTACCATCGGGCTGGCATTGAAGGACGCGATGAACATTGCCTTCGCCATCTTTCTCAACTCGAACCGCCAGCACTTCATCAAAAAAGTAGGGCATGGCTGCGCCTGCTGTTTTGCCTGGCATCGAAGGGGAGTAGAGCATAGCGCCGCCTTCATCTTGAGCCTGTGATAGCTTTGCGCTTATGTAAACGTGCTTACCTTTCAAGTCTCTAAAGGCGCGGATTATATGAGCCATTTGCTGATTCATTTCGCCATAAGCGCGGCGAGGATCTTTTGTAAGTTTCATTTCATGCGCTAAACACACTTCGCCAATTTCTGATATTGAATCTATGGCAATACTTTGAAACTCGGACGCTTCAGCGCTTTCTTTTAGCCATTGAAAGGCCTCTATAAGATCCTGCATTGTTTTTATTTCAATGTAGGGTAGGTCGGCCTGTTGAAGTGGCAATAAACCGCTCTCAGCGCTTATGATTAAGGGGTTCGGCAAAGTCTTACATAATGACGTTTTGCCAGCGCCAGCTTGCCCATAAGCAATGATTTTTACACCGTCCAGGTGAACATCACCCGTACGTTTTATTAAAACACTCATAAATGTTTTCCTCTTTTTACTTCGCGTTTCGATTATTCGTGTTGCGAAGATGTTTTTAATATAGTGCTATATTTTTATAAAAAAAAGTATTATTTTATAGTCTGGTAAAATTAACGCTAAGGAGGTTTACAAGTATGGATAATGGTTTACAGCAGGCAGAGACATATATCATCCGTAAACTACTGGAGGACAGAAACCTTGCAAAAGTAGCTAGAAGAACAGGGCTTTCACAGCCGTCTATTGCAAACTTTTATCATGGAAAAAATAGCGGAACACGCGCTACACTAGAAAGTCTACGCCAATACTTTAAGGAGGAATACAAGCTATGGGAAACTTGTCTCACGTTAACGAGAAACTCAGAGTCTTAAACATGGGGAAAAAATCCGTACTAGATCAGGTGCGGGATGCAATAAGCGATTCCGGTTTGCCACTTCCCGACACTATTAAAATAGATGGCAAACTGCATCGCTTCTCTACCAATGGCAAAAGCAAGGATCAGGCCGGTTGGTATGTTTTCCACAACGGCGGAATAGTTTGGGGCGCTTTCGGGTGTAATCGCACATTCGGCCCTGATTGCAGCTTTTCTTTTCAGCAGGATATGGGGCGCGCTTTGACTGGCGATGAGCAGCTAGCTATTGATAGGGCTAGACAAAGGGCGCAGGAAGATAAAGATGAGAGTAAAGAGGCGGCGGAAGCGGAGGCTTTGAAAACCTGGCAGGAACTCGGCCCCGCTTCGCCGGATCACCCTTATTTGCTAAAAAAATGTATCGAGGCTCACCACTTAAAGCAACAGGGCGATGCGTTAATTGTACCGTATTTGGATAGCGATTTGAATATCAAGAGCTACCAAAAAATATATGCCAATGGCAAATATTGGCAGTCTGGCAATAATGGCAAAAATAAATTCTCCTACATTGGCCAGCCTGAGCCATTTAAAAAGGCTTTTTTTGTCGAGGGTTTTGGCGATGCTGCGACTATTTATCAAGAGACTGGCGTCCCTGTAGTTTTTTGTGCCGGAACGCCAGATATGGAAAGCTCAGCGATTGCCGCGCAAAAGTCTTGGCCGGAGACTTTATTTACAATAAAGGCAGACAATGACGCCAGCGGCGCGGGGCAGAAGGCAGCAGAGAAAGCGAGCCAGGCGACTGGCTGGCCTGTGATAATGCCAACAGAGCAAGGCCAGGATATTAGCGATTATTATCTTGCT